TATTAATATATTAACGAATATCGCCAGCTTGTCTAAGTTGTTTTATCTTTTGCAAAGGTTTTTCTAGGCCACCCACCATTGTGAATATATTTAAATTTGGTGCATCGCCGCTATATATGCCTATGTGTACTACGCTATTGGGGCGAAGGATTCTAGACAACTGAGAAAAAGCTCCGTCAAGGTGAGATTGAGCCACCTTTTCTAGAATTTCTTGCCCCCCCACAGCAATCAACCCGGCGCACGAACCGCTTGAAAAATTTATACCATCGCACAAAACATTATTTTTTACATTTTCTCTTATGACTCTTGCTATGCAAACTGGATCGCTCCAATCTTTAACTGGAGAAGCGCTTAAAGTAATCAAACCAGAATCTAATATCTGTAAATAATCTTTAGAGTCGAAAGAAGAATAAGTGCTATCCTTGGCTGCGGTTAAATTGTATAAATGAAATAACCCGGTTAAAGATGAGTTTGCCGCATCCCAAAATCCAGACACAGATAGACTGGGGTAAAGTTGAGATATTTTTTCATTATCAATTAATATTAATGTAGAAATTCTCCCGCTCCTTACCAAGTCGCAGGCAGTTTCTAGGGTCTCCGCGGCGTTTGCGTTTACCTTTTTACCCTCTGATTTCTTCGGTAAGGCTAGAATAACTCCGATTCCTTTCGGATTATTGTTTACCGTTTGCTGAAGTTCAACTGCGGTATCGATAAGAGGCACCAAAGCGCCCGCTCCCGTTCCGCCTCCAGCCGCGGCGCATATAAATATTCTATCAAATTTTTCGCCAAAAGAATAACGAAGAAAATCTAATATATCATCTTTGTTTTGGTTAAATAGCCCTGACGATAATTTTTTATTTTTTCCAACCCCTCCATCACCGAAACAATATTTATTTTCTAAATCCAAGGTGTTTAAGTCTTGCTCAGCGGTGTTTATTGCTGCGATTCTCCTGTAGCCGAGCTTGTGGAAAGAGTGGGCAATTCTTCCCCCGGCCTGACCAGAGCCTATGAAGCAGAAATCAAATGCAACATCGACCTCATCATCTATTTCTTTGGTGTAGATTTTGTCCACCGTATTCTCCTCTTGAGAATCGACGGGAATAAGCAACCCCTCAGGCATAGATAGATCAGCCGATGGCTTTTCTCCATATAGAGATTTAATTTGTTCTTCCTCGTTATTTAATTCTTCCATGTTCTATTCCTTTTCTTTTATTACACTATGATAGAGGATGCCGGCCAAATAATCACCCAATTGATGTTCGTATGCTACCGCTCTGATTTCTTCAACTTGATCATGATTTTTATCAGTAGGGGTATCGCAATATTGATCCACCGCTTCAACCCAATCTTCGGGTTTCTCATTCGCAATAATTACATTGCTTATCTGCTCCGCTACTTCTTTCTGGTTTTTGTTAAGCCTCTTAACGCTATGTTTTTTTCTTAAATAAGAAGCGACCTTGGATTCTAATTTTTGAGCTTTAAGCATGTTTTCTTTAACAAGGTCAAAACTGAATGATCTCTCTGACGCGCCAACCGGAGATATCTCTTTTGTGGTTTGAGGCGAGTTTGTTCCCGGCGGTCTTCCAGAATTTGGTTTAGTTGTAGAATTATCTTTAGGCTTTCCCGGTGCAGGCTTCTTGGGCGCGGGAGACTCTTTCTTTTGGAGTTCTGGGTGCACGACCTCCTGCGGCTCCCAATCTTCCATTGCTGGATTGTCTATGGGTTGACCGCCCACCAACGGAAAATAAAGCCCTTCATCCCTATCGTGAATGTATTTCTTCTGTGAGTCCATGGAAGATTCTTTGTCGGGAAGCCTGTTGGTGTCTAAAGCCTCGAATAGTTCTTCTGGCGTTAAAAGTCCTAGTTCAGCCATTCTTGTGTAAACCCTGTATTTCTGTGTATTGTCTCTTAGATTAATTTCATTAAATTTTGGAGTAGGATGATTTTTAAAACCCACCTCTTTTGCGATCCTTTTAATCTCTGGGGTAAGAAAATCATTCAAAAAGGTTTTCCTAGCCTGCCTGAGTCTAGCGATAAAAACTTCGACCTTGGCTTGGTGGTTCGCAAATTTTTCACCAGAGCCCCCAACCCCAGTAAGTATATTGTTTAGGCCGGCGTTAATATCTTTGTTTACTTGTTCGTATTTCTTAGGGTCAAGTATATCGGATATTTGCGGAATAACAAACTGAGCCTTAGTTGTATAATCCGCGATTAGAACCCTGCCAACGGACTGGTTCTCGAAAAGCTTTTGCATTTCTTGTAAATTTTTTTGATTGACCCCGCCCTTATCTGGCTCAGCGCCCATAGTAACCAAAAGTATGGCTTGTTGAACTGTACGGGCAATTGCCATGTCCATCTTTTTAAGCTCCGCCTTGTGGTTCAAATCTTCTAGAACGGGATAGCCCATCGGCACAGAAAATGGCTCATAATCCATCTTCTTATAAAAAATAGCGCTGACTTTATCATGATGCAATGGCATGCTTAGTTCTTGCAAAGAAGAATTCTTAAGAAGCTTTTTGGTTTCAGGCTCCAAACCCTCCACGATCTTAAGATCTTCCTCTGTTTGCGGTTTTTTAAGCCTTTCTAATTCGAAGTCAGAAAGGACCTTGAAATATCTTCCTTCAGAAAAGCTTAACGTGCCCGAGACCTGAACGTCTGCGGGATTCAATATAATATATTTAAAGGGGATTTCCTTTTTTCCGCCCTTCGCGCCAAAGGTTTGATTTATTCTTTTTAAATCTGAGGCTTTTAACTTAGCGTCAAATCTATAAACAAAAACATTTCCACTTCTATAATATTCTCTGAAGAACTTATCCATTAGTTCGTAAACGTTAATTTTTTTATATAAAGCCTCAAAGAAAGATCTAGACTTCTTGCTCCCACCCTCATAATAAATATCCGTACAGGTGAATTCTGTCATCACGTCAATTGTGTTTCTAAAGATTGAAAAATTATAATAAGCCTTTTGACAAAGTACAACCGCCTCCCTTACGGAAATTGCAGATTTATTTTTTACAGAGCCATATCTAAAGGGAACCAACCCTTGGTCGATATGCGCGTATTTATCCGTTCTTTCTATTGAAGAGGACCTGTTCCTTCTCGTGGGTGTGGTAGCCGCCACAGACTCAGAGAGATTAGACATTAGGGGGTGGCCGGTTCCTTCCGGTTTCTTTTTTCTCGTCGTGGGTTTTTTTTGTTTTTCAGTCATTTTCTTTTTTTGGGTTTTTTTGGCTTATTTTATCTTATTTTAGATTACACCATTCTTGGTACAAATGTAGCAACATCCTCGGTTTTGTATTCTTGCATATCAAAATAACATTTTGCAGCCCAATTTGCGAGCATAAGCGCTGTATAATTATCTTTTCTTGCTCTGTTGGTTGACGTATTTCTTTTTAAATGTTGCGGTAAATCAAAGGTCTGCGACCCCTTGGCGGTTGTTTTTACCTCAATTAACGCGCACTGCTTCTTCGTTTGATGAATTAGATTGTCTTGGACGTCAATTAATTCACCCATATTTTTTTCTCCTGTCCAAGTAATTGGAATTTTTTGTATAGATTGCTTTTCAAAGCCCGTCCCACTCGCGTTCGCTCTAGAGGCAAACCATATTCTTTTGTAATCTATACATGCCTGTAGGTATTCGTTTGCTTTTCTTATCCAATTAGTCGTAAATACTTGATTATAAATAATTTGTTTATTTTCTAAATTATAGTTTTTCTTTAAATCTCTTATGTTTTTATTATAATCTATCCCCTCTGTTTCGGAATTAAAGTCCTCTAATACATTTATATTAAATTTTTCGTTTTGCCAGAACTTTGATTGATTACATGCTTCTGTAAATATGTCTGCCCCAGCGTTATCGAAACTTCCCATGACTATATTAAAATTCTTAAATAAATAAAGTAAATATTTTACATGATTTGTTAGGGCTCCCAAGCCCGCATAATTATGAACAAGTGTAACATGCTTTTTTTCTTCGTCAAGCTCTAAAACGGATATTCCAAAATAATCCGCACTAGGGCTGTCACTCATGTTCGGATCAAGCCCGATAATATACTTCCTGTCTGGATGACCTTTCACTAGCGTCGTCGGTTCTTCTCCGTCTGGTATGGTGCATTCATGCATTTTAATTGCACTAAAATAACTGTCTGATCCATCAGTAAACTGAGCGCAATACTCTCGCTGAAAAGAGGCGTGTGAAGCGCCACCATCCTTAGCTTCTTCAATGATGGTTTGGTCGATCATATGCTCAGGCAAGGCTTCAAATCCCATTTGAGATATAAAATACGTAGCGTCTTCTGCTGCTTTGGTGCCATGATATATGTTGTTTTGCCAAGTGCTATATTGTTTGTATAAATTTTCAAACGTATAGCTTGCTGATGATAAAGCTATCATTTTACTGTCGTTTTCAAATACCATTCTGTCTTCTTCTTTCATGGCGCCTTCGGCGATAAGCTTGTCTTCCACCTCTCTAATCTCCAGCCTTTCTTTCATGTTCTGAGGCGCGACTAAGAACGGCATAAGTACATTTGAAATTAAGTCTTCAGGCAACAAAAGAAATTCATCAAGAACGAGTATGTTCGCACGGAAACCACGAATTTTCTCCCCGTTAAGAGGTATGGCTGTTATCGACCCTCCGTTAATTTGCCATTCGAATTGGTCGTTCCTTTTTGCTTTAGCGCCGAAACATTGCGCTAATAATTCAGCCCCCTTGGACTCAACCAAGTTCTCTATATTATTAAATATAAAACGAGCAGTACGAAATGTCGGGCCCGCAACTAATATTTTCGTACCCGGATGAAAAACGCATTGTAAAAAACAGAAAACAGAAGCGATAAAAGTTTTCCCACAGCCGCGCCCCCACACGCACATAGAAAAATTCCTATTCATCATTCCCTTTAGGGTTATTTCTTGATAGGGGGCGAGTTTTATTCCAGATATAAGTTCTGTGGTAAATCCGACATTAGTACTAAGAAATTTTGCTAAAGAAATTTTAGCTTCTTTTTCGCCCAATTCCCCTTTAATTTTTAAAAACCCCTCGTTTAGATCGGTGGTTTCTTTTTTGTATCTTTCTGGACAGTACCACATTATAATATTTTTTTATCGTACGCCAACTGCAAGTCTATTTTCTTTTGTGCACATCCACATGTAAAAATTTTTTCCATAACCCTTGTGGATTCTTTTCTACCTTTGACAAATAAGAACTGAATATGTTCATGTTTTTGGATTAAATTTCTAACTCTATTAAAAATAAATTCTGGCGTTGCTCTTATTTTTTTAGAAATATACGGAAGATATTTAAAGCTTGAAGCGTTTTCTAGGGTGTCTTCAATTAGTACAATTAAATACGCTTCATCTTCTTTCGCTCGTTCGATTTCCTTAACAAACCTTTCGTAGCCACCGCTTAATGTCCCAATAAAATCAGATAATGATTTTCTTTCTATATAGGTATTACAGGTGGCCGACTTATTATCGAATGCATAGTCCCCATACTTTAGGGTTATTAGTTCAATAGGTCTTTCGAATTTTAATGG